GTTGGTATTGACCGGTTCCGGGAAGACAACTGGAAGACGCTGGAATCTGGCTATGCAGTTAGTTCCGAAGCTAGCGGTCAGCAGAAACGGGAGCGGCGAAAGTCAGACTTCTGGTAAATCTTCTATCTTTGGCCCATGCCGCAGCCCACATTCACCCCCGAACAATTAGCCGCCCTGAATGCTGCCATCGCTCAAGGCGTGCGCAAGGTCAAGTATGGCGACAAGGAAGTGGAATACCGCGACCTTGACGAGATGCTTCAGCTTGCAGGGGTAATGGAGAACCAGATCAACAACGCTGGCCGGTCACGCCGATATTACGCACAACACAATTCCGGCAAATGAACTTCATTGATAACCTGATCGCCATGGTCAATCCGCAGTCGGCTGTTCGCCGGATGCAGTCGCGCCTGGCATTGAACATTCTTGAACGTCGGTATGAGGCGGCTTCATCGAGCCGCCGCACTGACAGCTGGAAGGCAACCAACGCCGGACCGAATACCGTTAACGAATACAGCCTCGGCAAGCTCCGTGCCCGGTCGCGTGACGCATACCGCAATCAGGTTTATGCGCGGAACACGGTGCTCCGCATTGCGGCCAACGTGGTCGGCACGGGTGTCCAGCCGAACCCGGACGGATCCTCCGATGCATCGAAGCGGAAGGTGAAGCAGCTGTGGCGTCAGTGGGCGGAGACCAAGCAATGTGACTACGACGGGCAGCAGAACATCTATGGCTTGCAGCGCATGGCGATGCAGGCGGTTGTCCGTGACGGCGAAGTGATCATTCGTCGGCGCAGGGTGAAGGGCGAAACTCTGCCCATCAAACTGCAGGTGCAGGAAGCGGATGTGATTGACACGCTCCGCAACTACGACCTCGAGGGTGGCGGGAAGATCATTCAGGGCGTGGAGTTCAACAAGGACCTTCAGCGCGTGGCGTACTGGCTGTTCGACGGTCATCCGGAGGAAACCCGGAAGATCACGTCGCGCCGAATCCCTGCCTCTGACGTTGCGCACATCTACTACAAGGAGCGCCCTGGTCAGGTGCGTGGTGTGCCGTGGATGGCAGCCTCGATGATCAGGCTTAAGGACTATGACGACTACGAAGATGCGGAGCTTATCCGCCAGAAGATAGCCGCGTGCTTCACTGTGTTCGTTCAGGACAACAATCCTGAGGCGAGCGGGCTTGGTGGTTCAGACGACAGCACCATGCTCGAGCGGGTGGAGCCGGGTATCGTTGAGGTTCTGCCTGCGGGCAAGACGGTTGAGTTCGCCTCGCCTCCCACCACGCAGAACTATGACAGCTACTCCCGGAAGATCCTTCAGGGTGTGGCCGCAGGCGTGGGTATCTCCTACGAAGCGCTGACCGGCGACCTGACCGGCGTGAACTTCTCCTCTGGCCGGATGGGCTGGATCGAAATGCAGCGCAACGTGGAGGACTGGCAGTACAACATGCTGGTTCCGATGATGTGCGACACGGTGTGGGATTGGTTCATCGAAGCAGGCAACCTCGCTGGACGCATTCCATCGTCGGCTATGGAGCCAGCGACATGGACTCCTCCGCGCCGCGAAATGATCGATCCGACGAGGGAGATCCCGGCGCAGATCAACGCAGTGCGCGGTGGCGTAATGAGCCTGCAGGAGGTGCACCGACAGAACGGTTACGACAGCGACGAAGTGCTCCGCCAGATGGCTGAGGACAACGCGAAGATCGACCAGCTTGGCCTGGTGCTCGACAGCGATGCACGCAAGACGATGAAGGCTGGTGTGACGCAGGCGTTTTTGAAAACGCCTTCAGCGGCAGCGGGATTCGAGGACGCGGAAGAAGAACCGCCAGCGCCTGCAGCAGAATAAAAAAATACGCCGCACGTCGTTCGTATCACTCAAACTCATATTATTGCAGCGAATATGCCACGCAAAGGAACCACAGAGACCCGTAAGATTGGAGCTCTGCTTGTAAGAGCAGACTTCGTTCCATCATCTGTTGATACAGAGAAGCGGACTGTCGATGTCATCTTTGGCACGGAAACTCCGTACCTGCGTTACGGTTGGGAGGGACCTTTCAACGAGGTTCTTTCTTTCGATGCTTCGCATGTACGTATGGACCGCCTTAACAGTGGCGCTGCTCCTCTCCTCGATAATCACGATCGTTATTCTGGCACCAAGTCTGTTCTTGGTGTCGTGGATAATGCACGGATCGAGGGGCGTCAGGGGATGGCGACCGTTCGCTTCAGCAAGAACAGCGACGAAGCAGAGCGAGTCTTCAAAGACGTGCAGGACGGAATTCTCAAAGGAATCAGCGTCGGTTATCGAGTTTACAAGTACGAGAAGGAGAAACAGGTTGCCGTCGTCGGACAGCCTGAGCCGGTACCCACCCTGAAGGCTATCGATTGGGAGCCAATGGAGATTTCCATTGCTCCTGTTCCTGCCGACTACAAATCCGTTGTCCGTAATGCGGATGACGACCACGAAGTGCAAATCATCAATTCAAATACAGACATGAAACGCGATCAGATCATCGCTCTGCTTGAGAAGCGGGGCATCGCCGTCGACGCCAACGCGACCGACGAAGAATTGCTCGCCACGCTTGAGCGGGCAATGAATCCGACACCGGCTCCGGCACCTGCCGCTGCCCCTGCTGCTCCGGCTGCAGCTGCGCCCGCTCCGGCCACCCCGGATGCTGCACGCACTGCCGCTGAAGCTGAGCGCACCCGCGCCACTGAGATCACCGCCCTGTGCCGCAAGCACGGTGTGGAAGATGCGCAGCTGCAGAAGTGCCTGGCTGACGGCACCACCGTCGACGGTGTACGCGCTGCCATCCTCGAGAAGTTCGTGGGCAATGACCCGAACAAAGGCGCTGGCGTGCAGGTACGCAAGGACGAGCGCGACACGCTCATTAAGCGTCAGACTGACGCCCTGGTAATTCGCTCCGGCGAAGTGAATCGCGACACCATCACCGCCGATATGGCTGATGGCGCTCGCGAGTTCCGTCACATGACGCTGCTCGACATGGCGAAGGACTCCCTCGAGCGTGCAGGTGAGAAGATCACCGGTCTGAGCAAGATGGAGATTGTTGGCCGTGCAATCACGAGCTCGAGCTCCGACTTCCCGGTCATCCTCGAAGGCACCAACCGCCGCATCCTGTTGGCCAACTACGAAGCCGTGGCCGACACGTGGCGTCGGATATGCTCCACCGGTTCGGTGAGCGACTTCCGCGACCACAAGCGCCTGCGCATGGGATCGCTCAGCAATCTGGACACCGTGAATGAAAATGCGGAGTTCAAGAACAAGGCGATTCCGGACGGCGACTTCGAGAAGATCAGCGCGAAGACCAAGGGTAACATCATCAACGTATCTCGTCAGATGATCGTGAATGATGACCTGAACGCCTTTGCCCGGTTGTCTGCGATGCTCGGCCGCGCTGCTGCACGCTCCATTGAGGTGGACGTGTACGCCCTGCTGTTGGCCAACCCCAACATGCAAGACGGCAACCCGCTGTTCCACTCCTCACACGGCAACATCGGTGCAGGTTCTGCGCTGACTGTGACTGGCCTTGACGCTGACCGTGTACTCATGGCTCAGCAGAAGGATCCTTCTGGCAACGACTTCCTCGACATCCGCCCAAGCGTTCTGCTGGTGCCGGTCTCTTTGGAGGGATCTGCCAAGGTGCTCAACCAGTCGCAGTACGATCCGGACGCGAACAACAAGCTTCAGCGCCCGAACATCGTGGCTGGCCTGTTCAGCGATGTGGTGTCTACCGCTCGCCTGACTGGCACTACCCGTTACCTGTTCGCTGACCCGAACGTTGAGCCGGTGCTCGAGGTGGCGTTCCTCGACGGTGTGCAGACCCCATTCCTCGACAGCGAGGAGGGCTTCACCGTGGATGGTATGAAGTGGAAGATCCGCCTGGACTACGGTGTGGGCGCGATTGGATGGCGCGGAGTTGTACGCAACGCTGGCCAGTAATCTGACCTGAATTCATAGGAGAGGGCTTCGGCCCTCTCTTTCACCAATCACTCACAAATAAAGTCCAAACAATGGCACAGAATTTCATTCAGAAGGGCGAAATCCTTGAATACCTGGTTCCGGCAAGCACCACGATCAATTCAGGTGCGCCTGTGGTTATCGGTAGCCGCGTAGGTGTTGCGCTCGGCAAGGGCTCAACCGGCGAGACTATCCGCGTTCAGATGGAGGGCGTTTTCCGCCTTCCGAAGAAGGCCGCCACCGCAATCAACCAGGGCGTAGCGGTAGCGTGGGATGTGACTCCCGGGGATATCACTCCAACGCTCGCTGACGGCACTGCCTGCGGGTATGCCTTCGAGGCGGCATTGTCAGCTGACACGCATATCCTTGTGAAGCTCGCTGGTTAAGCGATGGCGAATATCTTCGATGGACTCAGCGATACAGCATTCGACGTAACTCTGGCCACCTTCGGCTACGATGCGTCATGGGTGCCGTCTGCTGAACCCGAAGCAACGCCACTGACTGCACGAGTTCATTTCAAGGATCCTTCACAAACGGAAGAATTAAGGGGTGTGGACTTCGCACCCCTTTCTCCGTTTATCGAGTACCGTAAGCCTTCATTCCCTGGCTTATACGAAGCGATCAGAGAGCAGAACGGTGGCGAGGTTATTACCGTGAATGGGAATGCATACAACGCCCGCCACATTGAGGCTACGCACGATGGGCGAGTGTTCAAGGTCTACCTAGAACCACTTCAGTAATGTACGCGGAAATCGAAGACGAGATCGTCCAGCGACTTGCTCCACTTGCCACCAGCGAGGTGGAGGTTGAGGCGTTCCCGGACGTTCAGGCTCAGTATGGCAGACCGCAGGCAAAGACGCGCGTGACCGTGCAGGTCCACGACGATGAAGCTGAAGGCCGGATCCGCGACGTTGGGATGATCGTTCAAGACAATATTGTTTCGATATACGTGGTAGTTCGATCGAACAAGAGACGCGGTGCAAATCACGTCTACGCTGTCGCCAAGGCTGCGCGGATTCTTTTGCTTGGATTCAAGCTAGAAAACTGCGATCGGAAAATCTGGTACAGCAACGGCCAGCTCCTTCCGTCTGAAGATGAGACGAAGGGCACGTACACATACGTCATGAAGTTTATGACGCAGCTGCCGTTAGTGGAGGACTACGCGGAGGACACTCTTGCGGACGCGCTGCAGCAGATCACCGTCAACTCTGACTTTGGATCTTCCGAAACGGTAGACGATGAACTAGACGGCGGAGACGCTGACGATACCGGGTACGACATAGAATTCGACGGCAATGCAGACGACTAAGAAAAGACATATACGCATGCGCCGCGACACAGCGGCGAACTGGACAGACAAGAACCCGGTGCTTCGGCTCGGGGAGTTCGGTTATGAAACGGATACTGCCACTGAGACAGAGGAGTTTATTTTCCTGAAGGGGAAGATGGGTGACGGCGCTACGGCGTGGGCAGACCTGAAGTACGCGGTCATTGGTGTGCCTGGTATCGGTGGAGAAGGCATTCCCGGTCCGGCTGGTCCACAGGGGCCAACTGGCCCGGCTGGTCCACAGGGCGAACAGGGCATCCAAGGGCCAGCCGGTCCACAGGGTCCGGCAGGAGCTGACGGAGCTCAGGGTCCGCAAGGTCCGGCAGGCCCGACAGGTCCACAGGGTCCGGCAGGAGCTGACGGCGCTCAGGGTCCGCACG